GGCAAGTCACAGATAATGAGAGAGTTAGAGCATTACCTGCTACAGCAAACCGAGGACAATATCGGTATCCTAGCATTGGAGGAAGACGTACCTAAGACTACGCTTGGTATTATGTCTATTGAGGCCAACAAGCAGCTACACCTACCGGAGGTCAGAGGTGCGCTTGTGGAAGGAGAGGAACGAGGATACTGGGAAAAGACATTCGGCTTAGGACGTGTCCATTTGCTTGACCACTTCGGCAGTACCAGTGAGGATGACCTGCTAGGACGCATCAGGTACATGGCTAAAGGATTAGACTGTAAATGGATTATCCTTGACCACCTCAGCATCGTAGTGAGCGACCAAAGCCACGGTGACGAACGTAAGGCTATTGACAGTATTATGACCAACCTACGTAAGATAGTGCAGGAGACAGGCGTCGGGTTGTTCTTAGTGTCACACCTGCGGAGGCCATCAGGACAGAAGGCTCACGAGGACGGTGGTAAGATTAGCTTAGGAGAGCTTAGAGGGTCAGCAGCTATTGCTCAACTGAGTGATATGGTGATTGGCTTAGAACGTGACCAACAGCACAGTGACCCTGACACACGGAACACTACGTGCGTAAGAGTCCTAAAGAATAGGTTTGTTGGACTTACAGGTGCTGCCTGCTACCTTTATTACGATAAGGACTCAGGCCGTATGATTGAAACAGCCTGCCCCACTGAAGGTGACTCGGAGTTTTAATGAAACAGATAGTCTTTGATATTGAAGCTAATGGCCTAAACCCTGATACGGTTTGGTGTATTATAGCCTACGAGAGAGAGGCTAAGGAGTACATTGAGTGGTCAGGGGATACCCTGTCTAACTTCAAGGACTGGGTTAAGGAGCAAGGCGAGCTAGAGGTTATTGGTCACAACATCATTGGTTACGACATACCAGTGTTGGAGAGACTGTTAAAGGTAGACTTTAGTAAATGCAAAGTAACTGACACATTAGTTATGTCCAGACTAGCAGAACCATCGCGCTTAGGTGGTCACGGCTTGGAGAACTGGGGTCAGCTACTACATCAACCGAAAGGAGAACACAGTGATTGGCTTAATTTTTCGCAGGATATGGTGGAGTATTGTAAGCAAGATGTTAGAGTTAATGAACTGGTGTACCAGAGGCTACTTCGTGACCTTAATGGGTTTGGAACTGAAAGCGTTTCGTTGGAAGGTCAGGTACAAAGGATTATTAGTAAGCAGATTGAAAACGGATGGCTTTTAAATCAGAGAGCAGCCTTTAACCTGTTAGGAGAACTGAAGGAAAAGAAGTTCGACTTAGAGGATAAGGTACATGAGAAGTTCAAACCACTACCTACATTTATTAAAGAGATAACACCTAAGGTTAAGAAGGACGGAACTTACTCAGTAGTAGGCTTAAAGTTCTTAGGTGACCAATGGGAGATAGCAGTAGCACCATTTAGCAGACTGGATTATCCAGAGTTTAACTTAGGCTCACGTCAACAGATAGGACGTTACCTAAAGTACTTCGGATGGCAACCAGAGACTTTCACTGACAAAGGACAGCCAATCGTTGACGAAGGCGTTCTTAGCAAAGTGAAGGGTATACCGGAAGCGGAGCTTATTGGTGAGTACCTGATGATACAGAAGCGTATCGCACAGGTGCAGAGTTGGTTGGACGCTGTTAAGGATGACGGTAGGGTACATGGTTACGTGAATGCCAACGGTGCTGTGACAGGACGTATGACACACTCCAGTCCAAACATGGGACAAGTACCGGCAGGTTATTCGCCTTACGGTAAAGAGTGTCGAGCAGTGTGGGTTGTGCCTGATGGTTATAAGTTGGTAGGTATGGACGCAAGTGGTTTGGAACTTCGTATGCTTGCACACTACATGAACGATAAGGACTACACTAATGAAATTCTCACGGGAGATATTCACACGGCAAACCAGTTGGCTGCTGGCCTTGACACTCGAAGTCAAGCAAAGACTTTCATCTACGCTTTTCTGTACGGTGCAGGAGATGCGAAAATCGGAAGTATCGTCGGTGGAACTGCACGAGATGGTAGACGACTTAAGGCAAAGTTCCTCAAAAATACGCCTGCTCTTGGAGCATTACGAGAGAGAGTTGGAGTGGCTTCAGGAAGAGGCTTTGTTTTTGGACTCGATAGAAGGAAAGTTTCCATTCGCTCAGAACACGCGGCATTGAACTCACTCTTACAAAGCGCAGGTGCAATCATTATGAAAAAAGCACTGTGCATTCTAGATGAGTACGCTACCCTACATAAGATTGACTACAAGATAATAGGAAACATCCACGATGAAATCCAGACGGAGGTCGCAACTAAGGACGCAGAAAGGTTTGGCAGACTGGCAACGGCTAGTATTGAAGCCGCAGGATTGCACTACAAACTCAACTGTCCTCTCGCAGGAGAGTATCAAATTGGCGACAACTGGTCAGAAACACACTAATGAGGAAACAAACAATGGCTTACAATAGACATTTAGAAGACAGAACACGACTCACAGTAAACGGTAAGCAGATTAGAGTGGGCAACGCTAACCACCCTTACCACGAGATGTATAAGAAGCATGGCTTACAGGCAGTTATTATGGCTATGGGTTTGCTTGAGCATCAGCCAACGGAACCTGAAGAAGAGCAGTTCCCTTGGACTAGCGTTTGTTTTGTAGTAGCGTTAATCATAGCAGCTAGTATCATAGCAACAACAGGGAGCTAACATGAAGCCTACTAAAGCTGATAGGAAGAAGTTTGACATTGACTTAGCATACGGCGAAGTAAGGGAAGATAAGATTGCCGAGATGATGACCAACAAAAAGATTGAGGTTAAGTCAGAGAAGGATATGTGGCAGAAGACTGGTAACATCTGCATTGAGTACCAGTCGTGGGGTAAGCCTTCAGGCATTGAAGCTACTGAATCTGACTACTGGTTCCACAACCTGTGCGTAGGGGAAGAGGAATACTGCACCTTAGTCTTTGACACAACGGTGTTGAGGAAGATTATTGCAGCTAACAAGTTCCGCTCAGTGTCAGGTGGTGATAACAATGCAAGCAGGATGCACCTGATTCCATTAAAGAAGCTGTTTGATATGAATGTGATACAGGCGTTCAAGGACTTAGACAATGAAAACGACTGATACAGTAGTAGCAGACATCTACCGAATGATGGAGACTAAGGACGCTGACCCCAACGTAGACGTAGAGGTAGAGATAGAGAAGTTCGGGGAAGGTGTTAAGGAGCTAATGCGTACTGAGTTCGGCAGGGAGAAGCGACAGGACAAACGGACGCTACGTTTGTCTAACATTGGACGCACTGACCGTTACCTTTGGAATGTAGTAGCAGGTACAGAGAAGGAAGAAATAGAGCCACACACCTACGTTAAGTTTATGTATGGACATCTAGTTGAAGAGATGCTGTTATTCTTAACACGTATGGCAGGACACACAGTTACAGACGAGCAGAAGCAGTGCGAAGTGAATGGTATTCGAGGCTCAATGGACTGTAAGATAGACGGAGTAGTTACGGACGTTAAGTCAGCCAGTGCTTTCGGCTTTAAGAAGTTTAAGGAAGGTAAGCTGCTACATGACGACCCCTTCGGTTACGTTGACCAGATTAAAGCCTACGCTCACTCAGAGGGAGAGACGGAGATTGGTTGGCTTGCCATGGACAAGACTAACGGACACCTTACGTTCCTAAAGTACGACATGGCTGACCCTAAGGTTAAAGCTGCTATGGACTTCGACGGTACGATAACTGAGAGAGTTGACCACCTGAAGGAGATGGTAAAAAAGCCAGAGCCTGACTACTACTGTCATCAACCTAAGCCAGATGGTAAGTCAGGTAACTTGGAACTAGCAATCGGCTGCTCCTACTGCCAATACAAAAAGCACTGTTATCCAGAGCTGAGGTTGTTTAACTACTCCTACAAGCCTAAGTACTTGTGTAAGGTAGTTAAGGAACCAAACGTACAGGAGCTGAAAATTAAATGAGTAAATTAAAATTCAGGTCAGGCTTAGAGTCAGCGATACATGATAAGTTAAACGATACCTTTCTTTACGAACCGTACAGGCTTGCCTACACCATACACAGGAAGTACGTACCTGACTTTGTACATGAAGAGAAGGCAATACTAATCGAGGCTAAGGGATACTTCAGGGTAGGCGACACACAAAAGTACACCGCCATCCGAGACTCAATGCCAGAATGGGAGTTAGTGTTTATCCTCTCCGACCCTACCAAGAAGGTACGCAAGGGTAGCAAGCTAACAATGGGACAGTGGTGTGAGAAGCAAGGCTTTAAGTGCTACACTGTTAAGACAATAGATAAGTTACTGGAATATGTGGGGGATAAAGATGTCGTTTGAAGAATACAAGGAAGCGTTCCTACGTGACCATGACGAGATAATGATATTGGAAGTGCTAGAGATTAACGGAGAAGAGCTGATTGCAGCATTCGAGGACAGACTACTTAGACACAGAGAGGTACTTGGCGATGACTATTGAGAGTATTAATGACGCAACACCTGAGATGTGGGATAAACTACGGAATAAATATAAAGCTATGGTAACTGAAGAACTAGACGAATGGGTAGACCCTGTAAATGCTCCACAACATTACAACACTGGTTCTGTGGAATGTATCGAAGCTATCAAGGCTAGTATGTCTGACACAGAGTTTGAGGGTTATCTAAAGGGTAACGCTATGAAGTACCTCTGGCGTTATGGCTACAAAGGTAAGCCTGTAGAGGACTTAAAGAAAGCACAGTGGTACTTAGCACGATTGACCGAGGAGATTGAGTAATGGCTACAGGGCAGACACACGGAGGTAAGGGTTCAGCAGTACGCCCTACCGACAAGAAGAAGTTTGAAAACAATTACGATGCTATCTTCGGTAAGAAGAAAAAGGAGAAGAAACAAGATGCTGTCAAAAAATAATAAGATACGCCTACAGGCATTAGGTCTGTTCCTTATCTCTCCTATCTATGTACCGATTGTCGTATGTTGGGAATATAAGGAAGACATTATAGGCTTCTACGCAGAATGTTGGCAAATAGCTACAAACACACACAAAGAATTGGAGAAGTAACGAATGGATAAGTACCAACAGTTTATACACAAGTCACGTTACGCACGTTGGATGAAGGATGAAGGTCGTCGTGAGACATGGGAGGAGACAGTACAACGATATGTCGATTTCTGGTCAAAACGTGGACATATTGACAGCAAAGTGGCCAAGAAACTGTACAACTCTATCCTAAACCTAGAGGTCATGCCGTCAATGCGCTGCCTTATGACAGCAGGTGTGGCCTTAGACAAGGACAACGTAGCAGGCTTTAACTGTAGCTACCTAGCCATTGACTCACCACGTAGCTTTGACGAGCTTATGTACATACTGATGTGCGGTACAGGTGTAGGGTTCAGTGTTGAACGTAACTTCATTACCAAGCTACCAGTAGTCGCTGAGACATTCCACAAGTCAGACACAACGATTGTAGTAGGTGACAGTAAGGTAGGGTGGGCATCAGCGTTCCGTGAGCTTATCGCTATGCTGTACGCAGGTAAGATACCTAAGTGGGATATGTCAGGTGTACGACCCGCAGGTGCAAGACTAGAGACCTTTGGTGGTCGAGCGTCAGGCTCTGCTCCTTTGGATGAGTTGTTCCACTTCTGTGTTGCTGTGTTCCGTAATGCGGCAGGACGTAAGCTAACATCCATTGAGTGTCACGATGTAGTGTGTAAGGTTGCAGACATTGTAGTTGTTGGTGGCGTTAGACGTTCGGCATTGATTAGTTTGTCTAACCTGTCAGACGGTCGTATGGCTAAGGCTAAGTCAGGTGCATGGTGGGAGAACGACGGACACCGTAGACTGGCTAACAACAGCGTAGCGTACACAGAGAAGCCAGACTTCCAAGCGTTCCTCAATGAGATGCAGACGTTGTACGAGTCTAAGTCAGGTGAACGTGGTTTGTTTAGTCGTGTAGCAGCTCAGAAGATTGCAGCTAGGAATGGTCGTCGTGACCCTAATCAGGACTTCGGTACTAACCCTTGCTCAGAGATTATCCTACGGAGCAATCAGTTCTGCAACTTGTCAGAGATAGTGGTACGAGAGGACGATACGGAAGAGACGTTGAAAGCTAAGGCGGAAGTAGCAGCCATCATTGGCACACTACAGGCTACCTTGACTGACTTCAGATACTTACGTAACATCTGGAAGAAGAACACAGAGGAAGAGGCGTTGCTAGGCGTAAGCATGACAGGTATCATGGACAATGCTTTGCTCAGCACTCCTAACAACCCTGAGTCTGAAGCATTGCTAGAAGGTGTACGAGATGTCGCTATTGCAACGAATAAGAAGTGGGCAAAGAAACTGGGTATCAATCAGTCTACTGCCGTTACTGCTGTTAAGCCGAGTGGTACTGTGTCTCAGCTTGTCGATAGTGCTAGTGGCATCCATCCTCGCTTCTCTAAGCATTACATTCGACGTGTACGTTCGGACAAGAAAGACCCCTTAGCAGTCTTTATGAAGACAGCAGGGTTCCCTGTAGAGGACGATGTGATGTCTGACTCATCATCAGTGTTTAGCTTTCCTGTCAAGGCACCGGCAACCAGTGTGACAGTCAGTGACGTAGGTGCAATGCATCAGCTAGAACTTTGGAAGATGTACCAGAATAGTTGGTGTGAGCATAAGCCAAGTATCACAGTATACTACACTGACAACGAGTTCCTTCAGGTAGCTCAGTGGATATGGGATAACTTTGACTTGTGTAGTGGTATTAGTTTGTTGCCAGTAAGTGAACATACGTATCAGCAAGCTCCTTATGAGGACATCAGTGCTGAGGAATATGATAAACTACTAGCATCAATGCCTAAAGATATTAACTGGAATGACCTGCAATACTTTGAGCAGGAAGATAACACCACCGGCTCACAGGAACTAGCGTGTACCGGAGGTGCTTGTGAAATAGTTTAGATAAGTGCCAATATAAGGCGCTAAACTACCTAAACTCAACTAAATGTAAACTTGGGGGTCATTGCGACCCCCTTTTTTACGTCTACTGTTTTAGTCCATAGTGCCTGAAGCCGCTCCTACACCTTGACCTACTTTAATGACACCTAGTAGGTTATTTAGTTCCATAGCATAGCTAGGCGACAGTTTAACACCTCTTCTCTCAGCTTCCGTTGCTGCTTTAATCATGTTAATCAGCTTGTCTACATTCTTTTGCTTAATCGCCCTCTTTGCCATAAACGAAGGAATTAAGTCTCGTAGGCTTGCCAAGATATTAGGATTAGCACCTTTAGCTACACCGTACTCAGCACCCGCCACGGATAACTGCATACCTCCTCCTGCTTTATTGATGTTCTCTAAGATGTCTAAATCTGTAAGCATTCTATCCATGTTCTTAGCGACGGGAGTTCCTTCAAACAAAGCGTCAAACGTAGCTTTAAACTTAGGTTCCTGTAGTTTTTTCTGGAACTTAACTAGACTGCTTTGTCCTCCTTCCCCTCCTAGTTTAAACATTTGCTCAAGATAGCCTTTCCTTATGCCTGATAGAGGGTCATCATCTAAACCTTTTACAGTCGAACCTTTAGGTAATTTAGATTTTAACTCAGCGGCAAGTTTTTTAAGGTTTTTTATCTGACTTACTGGTACTTCTAAACCGTCCTTAGTAAGCATAGCGCCTATCTGTGACGGGTCGAGTACCTTAACAGCCTTGTCAAGAAAAGAAGATGTAACAACGTCTCTGGACTTGCTGTAGAAGTTTGTAACCTCTTCGTACTCTTTACGTAACGCAGGACTTAAAGTATCAGACGCTTCTTTCATCACCTTCGCGTACATATCAACTTCAGCACCCAACACCTCTACAAGGTCACTATCCTTAGTAGTAGATTTGTTAGCGTTGTACAGTCGCTTCTTAGCTTCAGACAATCTTTTATGTGCTTCATAGAAGTTTAAGTCAGAGGGTAAGTTACGTAAACGTGCAACTGCTGAAGCCGTGGCTTCTGTAGGGTATGCGCTTTTAACAGTAGTTATTCCAGTCGCAGGGTCGGTAACTGACTTACCTCTGTGCTTTTGCTTAAACCGCTTGGCTAAATCCATACCCGCCTGTGCAGGGTCAACAATCACACCTTTACCTAGTTTGTCTATATTCTTGTATATAGGGTCAACAATGTCATCAATAGCCATTTTTGACTGCTGTATAAAAGTCTGTAACGCTTCCCCTTGTTCAAAAGGCGTAGCACCTTTAAACTTAGTTATAACCTCGTTTAACTGTGCGCCCATATACTTGTCGTAACCAGTGAGCAAACGCTCTACAGTTTTCTTAGACAACTGAGAAACACGAGCAATCTGTGTAGCGTAGGTTTTCTTACCTCGACTAGCTGCCGCAGGAGTCAATGTCAAATCAGGGTCATACTCCTTCAATCTGGCCTGAAAATCAGCTACTTCCTCAATAGCATCGTCCGTTAAACCTGCCTTGCCTGTTAGGAGTTTCTTACCGGCAGTGTACACTGTCTTAGCGCTTGTACCTAAAACGGGCAACGCTATCTGAATAATAGCATCAGTTTGTGCTGCATCCATTGCTTCTTGAAAAGCTCTGTCAGGGTTGAACTCACGACCTTCCACTAAGTCCTCAACAGCGTTTCCTGCGTACTCACTGCCGAACACTAAAGGTAGTGTAGCAGCTAAACCAAGCACTGTAGCACCTACAGCAGGCCCATACGGAGGAAAAGCAGCGCCAAGAGCCGCACCTGTCCTAGCCGCAGGTATTCCCGCCGCTAAGGAAGAACTGATGCTCAGAGAAGGTGCTACCCAATCTGCCCACGAAGGTTTGTCTGATTCTGGCTTATCAACTCGCTTTAGTATCTGCTGACGACCACCTTTAATCTCTGTTGCAAAAGACTTGTTCAACTCGGCTAATAGGTTTTCGTCGGTAACTCTCCCGCCTGTTAAACCTACACCTTCTACCTGAGAGTTGACTGCCTTTTGATTAGCATCTGGTTGTGGGCGTGGAGGAGCAACGTCAGTAGCGGTAGGTTCCGAATCAAACAAACCACGTACCTGCGTCAACTTATCAGGGTCAACAACCTGTCCGTACTGTGTAGTAGCCACTATAGTTCTCCTCCAACTGTTCCTACATTGTAAATAGCACCGTCAGGCGCTTTGATGAAATACTCACCATCTACAACACGATAATCACCTTCACCGATAAGTGCTAACTTAAACCTGTCGTAACTTTGTTTGATTAACTCTACTTGGTCATTGAACGCGTCAACACCTAATGCAGGGTCAAGTCCAGAAACAGCACTTTTAAGTAATCTAAGTTCCATTTCAGTTACCTGACCTAATGCGCCACCTGTAGGAGAGTTTTTACGCATTTTCTCCAACTCGTCGAAAGCTAGATTGGCTTGGATAGTGTCAACCTTACTTGCAAGTTCTCTTGCTTCCGTCATGGGAAGAGCTTTACCTAAGACGTAACCTACACCGCCACCCATAATCTCATTTTCTCTCAGTTCTTTAGCTTCACCAAGGATACCCATGGTAGCGTCAAGTTCCTGAATAGCTGAGTAAGTCTTGTAAAACTTCTTCTGCTTAATAGCGGCAGAAGCGGCAGTTTCCGTGGGTTCACCCAAAGAACCAGTTACGCTGTTGAATAGCTGATAAGTACCGTCGTCGTCGTTCTTCTGAATACTCAACGTAGGCATCCCAGTAACCCCTAAATTAGCAATTCTGTCGCCTGTTCCGCTGTTGATAAGGTAAGAGGTTTCTACACCTGTTTCTGCGTTAGTTGTTTTAACGACTTTTGTGTCAGCTTTCTTCTGCGCTTCAAACCAGTCATTGTAAGTAGGCATTTCTTTACCAGTTCCTTCAGAAGAACGAACCAAGTCATCATATACTTTACGTTGTGGAGACCTGTTCGAGTAATCTGCTTCATTTTTACGCCATGTTGAAAAGTCTGGGGTTTCAATACCCTTAGCGTCATTAGCTCCTTTGATATACTCCCAAGTAACCATTTCCTCAGTCTTCTTACTTTCATCGGTCGGTACGTCAGTTATGAAATCACCTGCTGATATACTATATAGTCTCTTGTTGACAACCATTAGGTCGTCTTTAGGGTCGCCTTTAGCAGCAGGGCCAGCCATGAACGTCTGAGTCGCTGTGTCAAAAACACTACTACCTACTACCTTATACCTGTCACCTTGTTTAGTCAACGCAGGTAGGAAATCTTTTAGATTCTGAGGAGTAAGTGTTCCTGTTTCAGCTAGCGCCCTTAAATCTAACTCAGGGTAAGTTCTTTCTAAGTAATCCGCAAACCCTGCGCGTTGTGCTTCTGCTTGAGTCTTCGCTTTACCTTCCGTATCACGTACTCTACCCTGCTGTGCAAACTGAGCCTTAAGTACTGCCGCACGTTCTGGATTAACGCGACTAACAATCTCCATGATTTTAGGTTGGTCGTCAGGGTTGTTAATGTCTAGCTGTGCCAGAGCTGCTTGAGCTTGCTGTGCTAGAGTACGGGGGTCTTGTCCTCCCGCTTGTAACATTCCCCTTGTCATTCTATCAGAAAAACCCTGCGCTCTTTGAGCCATGCGGCCTTCTCTGTCCAATCCCTGCATAGGGTTAATAGGTGCTGAGGATATGCCTGTAA